CCCATTCTCACCAATAATTAATGTGGTTGAATTTCTGTCTAACTGAATTTCTGTAAACTGGTTGCCGGTAGATAAGAAGTTGCGCCACCTCACCTTTTCAAAATGAATCATATTTCTAAATCTTGCGCCTCACTGTAAAGTGACCGCATCGTGTTTTTCAATCGGTCTTTGCTCAAAGTAACATCCAGTTGGTCAATGTATTTCTCTAGTAACGTCATCGTGTCTTCGGTGTTCTCTACAATGTCATCTGATACATTGTCAGCATCTAACTCAGAGAAGTCCTCAATAATCTTGACTTCAAATGCGTCAGCCTGTAATAACCTGTCTGTGAACTTGTCGAACTGGTATAAGTCCTTCTTGTTCACCACGATTAGTTTTACAAACTTCTCTTTATACTTAGTCACATCCTCTTTGGTATAATCGATTGTGGTGTCATCATAGAAAATCTTTTCGTGAATAGTATATGGATTAACAATACGCTCCAGTTCGCGTGTTGCTGTGTCAAAGATATGAAAACCTTTCGGATCATTATAATCACTCCAGTTCATTTCATACGGAGTGCCAAGATAATATATTTGGCCATCATCGGATTTATGATGAAAGTGACCACTAAAACATAAGTCAAACCTACGAAATAATTCTTTATCCCAGCCGCCTTCAGACTTATGGCCTATGTGCATTTCAAAACCATTTACCTCTAGGTGGCCCATAAGAATCTGTGCGGGGGAACGTGCCAATGTCGTCATCGATTCATCATAGTTGTTGGAATTAATCCACGGCATGAACTGAATAGGACAACCATCAAACTCTACAACCTTGGGCCCGGTATAGATGTTGAACCTGTCAGAACCTACCAGCTCTTCCATAGAATTAACTTCGTTGGTGTTTTTATAGTAGGTGTCATGGTTGCCAATGATGATGTGTAAATCAATACCCAGTTCCTTGAAACGACTAATGAACCTCTTACGAAAATCACTAGCAATCTTGAAGCTGATAAACTTACGCCGATCAACTACATCTCCCATGTGAACACAGGTAGTAATACCCCTTTCCTTTAAAGTAGGAAAGAAAATATTCTCATAAAATTTATAGAAAAAATCGTTGAAATTCTGATTATCATTTCTGGCTCCGAAATGTGTATCAGTAATAATTGCAATCTTCAAGTTAATCGATTCCTCTTACTACAACGCCCTTATCTTCTTCTTCCATAAAATTCTCTAAACCTTTTGATTTTTCTTTTATTTTTTTCTTAGGTTTATATACATCTTCATCTGGAAGCATAATCATAGGATCAAAGCCTAATACACTATAAGACGAATCATCGCCTTCCATCTTTACCCACGATTCATAACTTTGAGTCTCAATCATTTTGTTTTTAACATGGGTTTGTTTTTTTTCTTTTGCAATTCTTCGTAAGAAGGCATAGTAGATAATTTGGGTAAAATATGCGAAAGGGTTCTTCGATTTCTCAGGATTGAAGTTCTCAACATATTGTAAGCAATTTTCGATGCCATCTGAAATCATATCCTCTCTATATGTGTAGTTAATAAAATTATGTTTATATGATAAATGGGTAGCAATCTTCAAAAAACATTCACCAATATAATTAGAAACACGCGGTCTTTCTTTATCAGATTCTCTTGCTACCTTACATGATTCTCTAAATTCAATCATAGCTCCTAGTAATACAGTATTGTCAACATAATGTTCACCCTTTTGCCTGGCCATTGTAACTCCTTTATACTTAATTATTATCTACTATACAACATAATGATAAGAAAGTCAAGGTACATTTAATGTTATAAGGGACTTGACAACAGGGTTAAAAGTGTGTATATTAAGCTTGCTGGGTTGTTAATGAATAGATTTACTAGGTACTTCTAGATCATCTAAAAGTTCTTCATATACATCTTCATCATTAATATCATCTAAATTATCCCGGGCCGTGGATGAATTAAATTGATGCAGAACATGTTCATAATATCTACTCAATCCAATTGAAGCTTCAGCAATCAATAAAATATGTTGTTTCTCAATATTAAAAGATATTTTTTCTGTATAGGGCGCCATCCATCTGCTCAGGTTTAAAGATTCAACTAAACCAGTTTCGGTGGCATGTGAAACAACTTCTAGCCTTAATGGATATCCAATTTCATATTTTCCATTAATAGTTCCATCACTTAATTTGCAAATTATGTCTTCGCCATTTGTGAGCTTTACAACTTTATATATAGTTTGGTTCATTGTAGTTTTACCTTGCTAATTTCATAGTTGAATTGTTCCTCATTGTATATATTTATGCGTTCTTGGAAGTGATTAAGTGTAAAATTACTTTGATTCCTAAAAGTCAAGTCATCTGCAATATCAAAAATTATAACGGAATCTTTAGTATCACCCTGGCGCAATCCCCTACCAATTGACTGCAAGACACGAATCTTACTTTTTGATGGAGATGCTAGCACAATGTTGTGAATATTGCGAATATTGATACCAGTGCTAAAAGTACCGTAGCTCGCAATGACGATAGAATCTTTTGCATTTTCAATCAGGCCTCGTATTTCTTCTCTGGTGTCAGTTCCAGTTCCACCATACACAAAATATACATTACGGTCTGTGATTGTTTTTTCTGCAGCTTCATGCAGAGGCTTACCGTGTTTCTCTACCAATTGAAAAAGACAAAGAGTATTACCATTGAGATGTTGTAGCAGATTGATAATGAAATCTTGCCGACCTTTGTGAGTGACAATATATTCCAGTTCCTCAGCGTATTCCATCCTCACTTTTACATTCTCATGTTTTAGAATTATACATTTGATTTTAAGGTCAGCAAGAGTTTTTTTCTCAATTAACTCTTTTGTGGTAACTACTTTTTTAACAGGACCGAATAGACCTTCTAAAACAAGTTGGTGTGTCTGCGTCCCGTCTAGGGTGCCTGTGAGACCGAATCTGTACTTACATAGGTGTAACTTGGTCATTATGCCTGTAAGAGATTTTGCCTTAAACATGTGCGCTTCATCACCAATCACACACCCAAAATCTTCAAAATATTTCGTTGACATCTTATAGACAGATTGCCATGTAGATATCACAACGTCCTTTTCAACCTTGGATGAGTGGCCCTGATATACCTTCTGACAGTATGTGCCAGAGCTCCATCCGTAGTCCTCAAAGTCTGTGTACATCTGTTCCACTAGTGAAGTAGTGGGAACCAGTATCAAGGTCTTTAAACCCATCATGTGGTAGTAACGAACTAGTGAGTAAATAACCAGTGATTTACCGCTAGCGGTAGGAGAAACAAGAAGAGCACGATTTCTGGCAATACCGTGATGTACGGCATCAATCTGGTAGTCGCGCACCTTGAGACTTTTACCTTGTGATTTTGGTTTGAGTGACTTGATAAAACTTCGTACAACCTCACGAACAACATCCCGCTCATTATCGACTCCTTCTTCTACTATATAGTCTATTTTATTTCTCTTACAAAACCCCTTGATATATTCCAGTAACCCTACATAAATTTCTCCTGTGGCCGGAGAGAAAAGTCGTATCTTTCCATCCCACATACGGTTGCGATACATGGGCATAAATTTGAAACCGGGAACCTCAAATGTGAAAAACTCGGCCAACTCTTTACGATCTGAGTCTGTCATATCAGACAGAACTAGATAGACTTCGTTCTTCTTAGATATACGCATTCTGTAATCTACCATGTTCCCCGTATTCACCCCTCAATAGAATATTCCAAGAAACACTAACACGGTGTTCTTTAGTGGGGGGAACCCAATGTGATAACCAAGATGGAAAGACATACCCAACACCCTCTACAGAATTAAACTGAATCATACTAGAATTTATAAGGTTTGAAGTGTTTCTTGGTTGCAACACATGAGCTGCTGGTCTAGGATCAAAGAACTGTATTGGAGCGGTATTTCCTGCTTGTAGATAATACACCCCAGACAAGAAATTATTCGAATGTGTATGTGGGGGGTGCGACTCGCCACTGTTGAGTATGTTTGCCCACATATTTGTTATCTCTATTTTATCATAGTGATATTGTTGTTTTTCTAGAACTGAAACTGTAGTTTCTAGTATACCACTCACCAAAGGTTTAAATACTTCATCTTCATGTAATTGGTCAGATGATAAAGGTATACGTTCCATCATAGGTGCGTGTTCTATATCTAAAGAAAATTGAGATACAACTGTTGGAAAACAATCATAAGATTTTACATAATTATCGGAATCCATTATGCAGACCTCTCAATATATTTTGTACGGATTTCTTGTGGTTCAAAGAAATCATTAATAACTTTCCTTGCAATATCTTTGTCATATTCCTTACAACTAAAAATGTCGATATAACAGTCACCAGACTTGTCTACAAAATGTCCAGTGATATTGCTTGTTTCAATCATCTGACAAAAACTAAATCCTGCAACATCAGGATTGTGTGACGCAAAGTGAGCAATCATAGGATCACCATAAGACTTCATATCAATCGCTTGCACAATATCCTTTATGAATGATCGAATATTTTCCTCAGTAAATTTTTCTACAGGACAAGACTTACAGTCAAATAATGTATGATAACCCCAAGCCATCAGATCATGCCAGATTCAAACTTCTTCCAATCAGTGGCGTTACGAATATCCCACCCACGATTGTCTATAGATTTGATTACACCCTTACAATAGTCCACACATGAATCGTAATATCCGATTTTGTTTTGAAGTCTAAGAATGTCATCATCTGATTGTATGTACATCTGAAGGTCTGTTTTCATAACCCTAATGTCAAACGGTTTTGCAGCATACACTTTCGCATCAGCCTTGCCACCATAGTACTCCCACTTCTGGCGGTACATCTGTTGATGGTCAGTTTTTGCTTTGATGAGCAGAAGCTCGAAGTCAGACTTAAAGTCTAACCACTTCTGTTTAATCATTTGATTTTTATAGGATTCCTGATCGATATGTTCCAGATCAACTACGGGAAGGTCTTCTTTTGCAGTATTTTTTAGTGTATCTAAATCCATGTTTACCTCATAATAAAAAAAGTGAGCAGTTTGGTTTCTCTCTGCGATATATTGACCCTGATGAGTTCGAACGAGTTGTCACCAGAAATTAAGTCTAAAGATTTGATAAATGTTAAAGCTTACCAAATCTGCTCATTCTTATTTAGACACTCTCAAATTTGTAGATTTGGTATGCGAAGGTCGCGCTAGCAGTCATATACTCAACATCTGTTGCACCTTGTGTAAACTCCAAAGCGCTTAATGTTACTGGAAACACATTTTGAAAGTTTACATTTAGAATGGGGTTGTTTTTATTAGAGAGAATCATAAGAAATGCATCTGAATACATTGATTTATCTGGTGTTGCAGAACTTACAATATCAACTGAAGGAGTTTCCCCTCCAGCTGGAGCAAGTGATGTTACATCTCTGAATGTTCTAAACTCAGACCTGTCTGTTGGAAAACCAATTCCCGTCATCCAGTTATGAAGCGACTGATAATTCTCTAGATATTCATCCACAATGAAAGTAATATCAAGATTAGCATATGTAAGTTTCTCACCCATAATTGGAATAGTCTTAAAGGGATTTGCAAAATCTATTGGTGTAGCATCGATGCCAGGTAAGTTTGCGTTGATGGTAAAAAACTCAACCTTCGGTAGTTGGTTGATACCAAATCGAAACTGAGTCGGACTTGCATAGTCTAACTGGTCTGGTTGTCTTGCGAGTGGTGAATGTGCAGTTGTCATAATACTATTTATAATAAAAAAAAGGGGAGAGCCGAAGCCCTCCCCCAAGTCTATTAGACCCCTTATTTTACATAAGGTTAGAGACTTTAACGCGACGATACCAAGCATTGGTGTTCGCATCCAGTGAAGCATCGGTATTAACCGTGTCACCAGCAGCAACCGCACCCGCACCAGCGAATGGGTTAGCAGCAAGACCATAACGTGTCTTGAAACCAATCTTGGGCTGGAAGGAATTCTCACCAACCGCACGAACCATCTGAAGCGGAACGTATGGGCAGTAGAAGAAACCAGCATCGTAAGGCGATGTGCCCTTGTAACCACAAACATAATACTGACTTGCAGCAACATTCGCAGCATACGGATCAACATATACCTTGAAGCGACCATTCATCGTACCAGCGAATGTGGAGGATGTATCGTCAACATTGAGGTTGTTATTCAGAGCAGGAGTGTAATCAAGAACACCAGCCATCTGAAGTGCAGAAGCAACGTCAGCTGAAACGATCAGCATGTTACCTTTGCCGCGACGAGTCTGCTGACCAATCGCATTGGCATCACGTTCAATCTGGAACATAAGACCCTTGAACTTCTCAACCGACCAACGACCATTAGAGTCGGTGTCCAGATCGAAGATACCAGCATTGGTTGTGTTAACCTGAGCACCCTTGACCGCAGTAACATACAGCGAACGGATAACTTCGCGGTTGATTTCAGCAAGAATTTCTGTGCTGAGAATGTTGGCGAGTTCTGTCTCGGCGTCAAGACCATGAATTGCCTTCAAGTCCTGCGCGAGTTCCATCGTGTACTCAGCTTTGAGTGCGCGAGAAACGGCAGTAACCGTTGACTTTTCAATGCTGAATGCCATTTCAGCGAAAGCGTTCGTACCGCTATCACCAAGTGCTTCTGACTGAGCCCGTGTCATACCTGTTGCACTAGTGTATGCAGTAGCAGGATCGTCATTAAGAACAGATGGGTTAGTCTCTGTAGTAGCAATATCACCACCACCGATTGTACCAAGCGCATTCTGATTAGAATGATCTGGGAATGCCTCATCAACGAGGCCCTCAGCACCATCCTGCGAAATTAGTGTGGAACGCATCGCAAAGATCAGACCCGTTGGACCTGTCATTGGCTGCACACCACAAACGTCATAAGCGATCAGGTTTGGCATTGCACGACGAACTAGGGAGATCAAAATTGGGTCCCACGTATCCATCTGTCCACCACCCATGCTGTTGGTTGGCGCTGTTTCCGAAAGAAAACCGCGGTCTTCCTTCATTGCTTTTTCTTGGTTCTCTAGGATGAGAGTGGTAACCGCCCGCTTATAAGAATCCTCAATCTTTGGTAGATCAGGGTGTTCTAGGACTGGCTGCCACTTTTCTTGTAGATGTTCTGTCTGAAACATTTGTTTCTCCTTTATGATTTACATCTGTTTATAATATTATTGGGCACGCTTTTTGTTACGACTAATTGCCGACATATACGCTGTCATAGCGCCAGTCGTATCAATGTCCTGTGCGGTGCCGTCATCTTCATCATCAAAAGTTTGTTCAACAATCGTCTTTGGGAAATAACTTTCCTTCAAGGTGTTAAGTTTTGCACGAAAGGACTCTTCCGAAACAAAGTCAACATCTTCTGTCAGAGACTTGAACTTTTCAATTTCCGTGTCAGTCAACTCCTCAGATACCTCGGCGATGACCTGTTCACGAACTAGTTGTGATTTAACCTGTGTAAGAGAAACATTCTGCTCCATAACAGAGTTAATTTTTTCTTCTAGTTCGCTAATCTTGTCAGACTGTGCTTCGAGAACATCGTATTTCTCATCCGGCACGTCAATATAGTGATCTTCAAACAACTGTTTCAGTCCAGAAATAAAGTCTTCTGCAATCTCGCCCTTCAAACCGCGCTCAATTGCCAACTCGTTCTCTTTCGTCCATTCCTCTACAACGTAGTTGAGATATGTATCAACCTTTTCTGTAAGAGTATCAACTGACTCTTCCAGTTTTACATCAAACTCGGAAGTCATCGTTTCGTGAATACGAGTGATTTCTTCGCGGGTCTTCGATTTAACAGCAGCTTCAAAGATTGTCGCTGCCTTTTCTTTAAACTCTTCAGAAAGACCTTCACCATCTACGAGAGCGGCAACGTCTTCCTTGACACTAATAGATTTGATCTTCTCTTCGATCTCATCCTTTGCAGCGTTAAG